TACTGTTGTCTGGGTTGTTGCATTCTTGAAATTGCCATAATTTTACCTTAATCCTACGTTTTACTTTGTTTTACTCAACAAATCAAGGGGCGGCATCACAACTTTTACATCTTGAGCCATGTCTTCGTTTGTATACCCCTTAGCTTCCCAGTCTTTTCTCTCCTTAAAAAGTTCGCCTGTTTTCTTATGTCTGTAAGTTTCCTCTACTTTTGCTTGTTTTACTTCCATTAGTCTATTCTCTCCTTTTGAATGTTTAAATAACTAATTGTTATGTCTACCCCATCGCTGACGGTTCCTGCTGTTGTATATGAAAGAACCGTATTACCTTCAACTATCATGGGATTACTTAGTATTTCTACACTTGCCGATGTAGATAATGTTTGAGTATTAATAACCTGAAAACCATTATTAGTAATCGTAATGGTTGGTGTATTAGAAGCCGACTTATTTGTTACATGCAGAGACTTAATAATATATGTTTCGTTAATTAAAGGGTTTTGAGTAGCCGCTCCGGTTACGGGTGGTACTAAAGTAGTTCCAAAGAACTTAATAGGTCCCTCAGCACTGGTGCTGGTTACCCCATACATTTTATATTGATTTACTACTCCCATTATTCCAAAAAGAAACTCTTAGCTTCTATTTCTTGCTTCACTTCTTCTTGAAAGGAAGTATTTAATTTTATTATAACACCATCTAAATCTCTAACTAATGATTGTAAGTTAGATTGAGTGTATTCTGGTTCAGCTCTTGTTAATGATTGTACGATCTTTGCCATTATCTTCTTCCTCCTGGATGTATGTCTAGTCTGAATGTGCCAAGTTTCCAATCCTCACTGTGAGCTGTATTAGCTACTTTTAAAGCTATGGATCTTGCTCTTATTCGACAGTCTTTTTTAGTCGTTGAAGAGTCAGTACTGAAATCAGTAGTGACGCCTGAACTATTTGGATACGTACGTGTTGTAAAACTTACTTGAGTGTTTCCTGATTGAGAAATAAAGTCTGGTATAAACCTACTTATTCTCATTATAAATTCTCCGTCTCCTCTAAGATCGGGCATACCTACACTAGTCCCAGTTGTACTTTTTTTCTGGGTAATATCAAAATCACCCGAAGTAATAGTACCTATAACCGCAGTCACAGTTCCTGCTCCGTCAATTTGATCGGTCCCTGTTTCCTGTTCATAGTATATAGTAGTTCCATCCGTATTTCCAGTAACATCGAACGAGTCATTATCGGATGTAGTATAATAACATGCATGTGGTTTAGCAAATACCGAAGAATCAGACCATGCTGTTCTAGGTAAAGTACCTGTAGTCCAGATAGGTCTCTTGGGAGAAGAGTCTAAATAGTTATAGGTCACAACTCTATCGATTACATCTACTCCATCCTGGGCATAGAACCAGCTTATTTCTCCATACAAATTGTTTAGTCCACAATTAATAAGGTCTCTTGCTGTAGTATTTATATCGTCATAGACGTAGTCCTCTACTAAACAAGGTACTGTTTTAAGTTGACCATCATATTGAAAAAATCCATTCTCTGACATCCAGTATGCAGTACCATCAACCTCTACATTTGCGTTCTTACCTAATAAGCCACAGTTGGTTCCCACCGGCTCAAAGGCAAACGTAAACGGTGCTCCAACAAATCGCATAAGAAATAGTGCTGTGTCGGTCCATACATAAATAGCATCCCTACCTTTAACGGCTCCCATGATTTTAGAACCATTGGCAAGTCTCTGTGTACCTGCGGTATTGGTTGCTGTTACTGTATAGGAATCAGATTGATCAATACTCTCTTGGTCCGAGAATCTAATAAACATATCATCTTGAGTAGTGTCGTCACCAACAGTTGTTTCTGTTCCAAAAAAGACTAAGTGTCTGTCCGGAGTAGATACTAATACATGTCTAGATTTTGTAGGAGCATTAGCTAAGACAGTCGCTCTTACTGCGGTTGCATTGGTAGGTGCTGAATCCCATTTAAAACATTTTCCATTATAAATAAGTGCAATTAAAACTGAGCCATAGTTATCAAAAACCCATAACCCAGGATCAAGTGTATAGTCAGCAGAAGAAGCTTGTCCCCATGCTACATAAGAAGAAATGTCTGTTACCGTTACACCGGCAAGGTGTGTTGCTTTTGTTGTTCCATTAACTCCTCTCGCACCCCCACTTAAAGTATTGGTACCGGTATCATTATTTGTAAAACTAATGTCTTCAGTTCCAATTCTAATTTCTCCTGAAGTAGGGAAAGCTGAAGAATTGGCTAATACAATATCCGTTGTAGTTGTATTAGTTAATGCTGTCGCCAAAGTAGTTGTCGCTGGACCCGATGCAGTTCCACCAAAGTTCGCTGTACCCCAACCATAGCCACCTAATTGTTGAGAAGGGCCTACATGGTAATACAATAATGCAGAAGCAGTGTTACCATCACTTGTAGTTAAAGGTGTCCCTGATTCGGCCGTATCCATTGTAATAGTAAAAGTAGTAGATGTAGGAACCGAGGTTACCATAAATTTTTCATCTTCAAAAGTTGCATCCGTATAAGTTGATCCTATTGCAGTGACTCCACTGACAGCATCAAACAGAACAATGTCATCATCAATTAGACCATGAGCCCCGGTACATGTTACTGTAACAGATGTTGATGAAGAGGTACTTGTAAATGTTGTTCCGGTTAAGGTAGTTCTAATAGGGTGAATATCGTAGTAAGTTCCCCCTGAATAAGCATATAAAATTCTGTTGGTTCCTATGGCTGCGTATTTGATTCCTGCACCATTATCCCAATGGTGTAATGCACGTCCCGCACCAGTTAATGCCGAATTACCTAACTGTTGCCAGCCGCCTATTTTTTCTGGAGTCCCGTATCTAAAACGAACATTGTCGCCCGCATACCACTGCCCTTCGGCTCCTGTTTGTGTGACTTGTTTGTTGAATCCGGGTATAAAGCCTAGTTTCTGTAGCATAATGGGCCATTATATATAGTTTTTAATTTTTTGGTAGTATTATATTCCACTCTAACGTGGATATCAACTCATCTAATACTACCTATTTTTGATAAAAATGTTTAAGGTAGTCCTCCCATTTTGAGAGTTATTACCAAAATGCCCATATCCTTTATGTAAATAAGCTGATGAAAACATTACAAATCTATTCTGTACATATTTGAAATCATTTACCATATTCTCTTGTTCATCATATAAGTAAGTTCCAGAAGTTGGGTCTGTTTGATTAAGATATATTAAGCCAGAAAAATGCGGAGCAAACCCTTTAGTATTTGGCCTACTGTCTCGATGTATCCAATCTTTAACAGAGTCTTTCTTTTCTCTTAAATGCATATACATTTCTACTTCAATATCAGGAGATAAAAAAGGTAGCTGTAAGTCCTGTATAGATTTCATAACTAGATAAAACAAAAAAGGTTCTGTAGCAGATAACTCAAAACTTCTTTTTCCAGGCCAGGAATTATTAGGTATATTATGCTCTTTAGGAGAACGTAATTTAATTTTATTAAGATGTGGTAATAATAAATTAAAATTAGGTAGTATGTTATCGTGTTGAAAAGCTACTTTATTATCCATCTTTTTCAATTGTCCATGTGTTTAGATCTTTAATAATATTATCTAAATAAACTATCTTTAATTTCTTAGTAATGACATATTCTTTTAGTTCTTTATTGTCAATGATTAGCCAGTAGTGTTTAGTTTCAAAGACTAATTTATCAGCTTGACTTGCAGTAGACATGTGCTTAGCCAGCATATCATTAATTTCACTCATTGCTCTTACATCATATTTTAAATGTTCATTACTTCTTTTTTTTAAAATACCAGCAATATTCCAACCCCTAGGTTTTGTTGGATATTCTACGTTTGTAAGATATTGTTTAAAACGGTTTAGGATCACTTCTTATATAAACCCCAAGACAATACCATTCTTGCTTGGTATGAAGATGCAAAATGAATTCTACCTGTCGGTACAAGTAATATATCTCCAGGCTCCATTAAAATAGTGGTGTTATCATCAGGGAAATGATAAATAGTATTATTATATACAGACATAATTAAAGAGTTTTCATGGTCAACATGACTTGGCCCACTGTTCTTTTTAAAAGACACAAACACGTCTGCTCTATCTACATCACACTTTTTTATATTATCTGTAATAATATTGTGTAAAGGTAAAATTGCTGGATGTTGTTCTACTTTTTTTATTTGAAAAGTATGAGAAAAAACATCATGAATATTTATAGGTAAAGGTGTTTTAATAGAGTTCAATCTTTCATAATTATTTAAAATTTCTGGTATAAGATTTAAATTAATCTGATCTTGTAGGTCTATAAACCTTTGTTTATAAAACAGTTTATTATCATACACCGCTTTTTCTATTTGATTAAATATGGCTTTTTTCATTAAACGCTTCTTTCACTCTGTTTATAGGTGCACCATCTACTGTAACATCCTTTATAAAAAATACAAGAGTCAGTCTATCTTCACCAGTTCCTATATTCATGTTATTAATTTTGTGATAGTTTTGACCGTCATAACATATAAATGTATTAAATATATTGTTAAATTCTATTGCTCTAATAAACTTATTATTTGTACTCTCCATTTCTTTTTCATAAGCTTTCTGATTATAAGAACCATTTAAATAAAGATTTACTTTTAAATCTTCTCCTTTAGACCAATCATGTTTTAGTTTGCCTTTTGGTACATATAAACTTGTTCCTGTATCTAAATCAGCCTGTTTATTTAAATAAATTAAACCTGCTAAAACTGCAGAATCATAGTGAATCCAACCTTGGTTTCTAATGTCTTTTTTATTTTTTGAAAAAGGAGTTATTTTATGAAAGTTAACTAAAGCATTATATTTTATATCTGTTCCATAATTGTAGAAGTTAGCAAAAATAGCATTAGTAAATTTATGAAATAATTCAGGATCAATTAAATGTAAAGGTCTTGATCTAACTCCTGGATAGCTACCTGTATGACTTGGAAAGTAATCTACAGTATTTGCTAAATCTAATATATTATCTGGGTCTTCAAAAAAATTGTTTATAGATAAATTAGGAAATAGCATTAATATTAAAAGATATAGATATTCTATCTTCCTCACTTTGATTAGGTTCTACCTGATGCTTTAACCAAGACGGAAAAAGTATAAGTACATTGTCTTGTGGGGTATACCACCAGACATTAGAGTTTAATTGATTATGTTCTTTAACATATTCTTTTTTAACATAAACTTCCAT